TATTGTATTAAGCAAATAGCAATTGAAGAAGGTTTAGAATCTTGACAACCAGAAGCGAAAAACTTTATGCTAGATATAATTATTCAGCCAAAAAGCGTATTAAAAAACGTGGAAAAAAATCTAACCAGAAAAAAAATACTTGGGTATTTTAATGACTACTGAAATAATCCCTAGAGAAAAGTGCAGGTTTTGTAAAGTCTATTTGTCTAAAGGTTGTCTTAATGATATTTGTTTAGAATGTTCTAAAAAAAATGTGTATATGAGTTGGCGTAATGTTGAAGGGAATAAGGATTACTAGTTTTTACCGTTATCAAAGATAGAAAGTAAAGCACATGCCAATTTTAATAAAATAAGGTGAAGCGTTAGCTTGATTTTTTTAAGGGATGTCATTACTCCACGCTGAGAATTGTGAACCTGTCTGGAAGTCGCCACCATCACATTCTATCTTAATTTCTGTAAATGAGTTGAATGTGTCTGAATGCGGTGATAAGCCTGTATCAGCAGCACATGTAAAATAACCACCTCGATATTGCCCACTACCATTTGATGCGTATGAACCTTGAGCAGCGAACATTGTGTCACCTGGTGCTGCTGTAGCTTCTGCTGTACCGGCTTGACAATTAATTATTCCATAGCATTGTCTGGATGCTGTCGCCATACCCTCAATGTAGGAATTAGCATCTAACGAGCCTGTAACCCCGTTGTTCAATGTACATCTTTGAGTATTGTAAAATCCTGCAGTAGTAATTCCATTTACAGTTATACGCCAGTTAGATGGGTCTGTTACTGCTTGATATGTCCAACAGGCCGTAATTTTTCCAATGTCGGAACCTGACACAGTCGGACTGATTGAAATTGTCATATAATCACGCGCTGTGGTTACTCTATCAGAACCTAAAAACGTATGAGTACCACCCCCACCACCTGACGCCCATGTTGGACTAGTTGATAAGGCAGCAGCGGTTAATGTTTCACCTGCTGGGGAACCTGGATAAGCTAACTGCTGCAAGTGTGTCCCATCCGAATAAAAAACCATACCTGCTGAACTTTGAGATTGTGTAATGTCGTTGAAGTTCAAAGCGCCTCCATCTAATGCGGTTAGCCCATTATGGGTATGGCTTTTTAAAATATTAGACCCTCCGCCAGAAAAGCCCATGATTAACCCCTTTCTCGATTAAATCTTTGTTGTTCTGTTGAAAGATACATTGGTGTAACTTGAGCTAATAGGTCAACGGTTCCTGCTGCACCTGGCGTAACTTGCACACTTACAATATTTTGCCCGTTTATGTTTTGGTCTGCACCAGCACTTAATGATATAGCTGGTTGGCCATTTACCGAAAATGTGCAAGGGTTGGTTCCATCTTGATTTTTAATTGCTACTGATATTGCTATTGCTCGATATAGTGTTGGGTAATGAACTGTTGTAGCTGCTGCACCTGCTGCTATTACATCGGAAACAAAAGTAGATTCTGCAGTTGTATCATTTGGTTTTACGGTTACTCTATAACCTAAAATTATTTGAGGCACTTAAGCCACCTTAGAAAAGATTTGCATATTTCATTAAAAATGAATATGCTGCAATACCGCCACCTGTGGCTACTTGACCTGATGAGAATGATAATTGTTTTCCTCCAGATTGACCGCCAACGCTAACAGGGATTGGCCCAAATACCACTCGGCCAGAACTGGCCGCAGAACTAGCAACACTGAAGTTGGAAACTCCAGATTGGATTCCGTTTACAAGTACGTTAGTTTGGTATGCTGCTGCACCTGGTGGGTCTGGATTATTAACTGCGTCCAAGATTACGTTACTTCGATTTAATTGCTGTATAGTCAAACCTGTTACATCGTCTGTGGATGGTGTGAATACGTTAAGTGCTGCACCTGTTGTCGTATAACTTCGCATAAGTGGAACCGCCATTACAAACTATCCTCTTGAATGTTGCCCATTGAGTTCGCACCTGTAAAGGATGCGTTAGAACCGCCGATAAAGGTAGTTGCTAAAGCACCTATTACTGATTCAATACCACCAATACCAAAAGCTGCTGCTGCTGGGATTACTTTACCTATTGTACCCTGTGCTAAACCTGGTGATATTGCACCAAGACCCACAGTAAGTAAACCTGCTATACCTGCACCAGCAAGAATCTTGTTAATAGTTTTACCTGTTTTTAGTTTAAATGCCACTAATTGTGTACTGCATAATTAGTTCTTAAATCTTTCTAAACTCGAGTTTAGAAATCAAAATCACTATCTGACGACTTTTTACGCCTAGATTTATAGGCTTTTTTACCTTTAAGAGTTTTATCTCCTTTTCTAGTTGTACGTCTTTTTCTTGTAGTTGTTTTTCTTTTAGTTTTTTTTGTTTTAGTTTTTGCGTTTCTAGCTCGTTTCATTTTTGCGCCCCAAGCCTTAGCAGCCTTCGAACCTTTTTTCAAGTAACGCTAACCCCTAAAGACCTATAATATGACCTGGCTGCAGGACTAAGACTAGGAACACTAGCAGAACTTCCATTAGACCAGGTGATAGTTGATGAACTGGGTGTTAAAACTCCTTGATTAGTTTCACCTTGATTCTGATTAACTGGGCCAACACCTGCTGCTGCTGAAACATCTGACGAATATACTAAATCTCTTAATGAAAAGAGAGGGTCTAGCAACTTAGCCGAACCACTCCCGATAGAACGTAGTGATTCACCTATTCCCGCACCTATTGAGGCAATACCTGAACCCGTTTCCTGTAACGCTGCACCTGTTCCCAGTGCTGATTGCGGACGTATGAGAGTATTGAGGAGAAATGCACCAACAAGACCCAAAGCTAAATAGCTTGTGATTTTGCCAATAACCATGTTATTATCTTAATATACTTGTGCTTTAATGTTTCTAAACTCGAGTTTAGATTTCTAAACCCAAATGTATTTCTCACCTTTACACTTAGGACAGTCAATAGTTGTATTATAGATAGGGTCAATTTTATTTGAGCTGGTCTGTGAATCAACAGTTCCTACTATACCATGCGGCTTCCCTGTAATAGTATCAGCGCACAAGTCACAAGCTAGTAACTGTTTCAGCTTCACTTCCAGGTTCGGTCTTTTTATTACTGGTGTTAGCGGATTTGATTTTTTCATAAATTCGTTCAACTATAGCAGGGTCTTTCTTTACTGCTTCTTCAACCTGTGGAACTAGGAAGGATGCAGCCTTTCTGTACTTGATAGGTATTAACTGCATGATAACCTCGCCCAGACCAGAGTCTTTCATGTCTGTATCGGTGACTGTATTACCATTTTTCAATCTATTTACTGCACCGTTTAATCTTTTTAATTCAAGTGCATGTTCAGCGTCACCTTCTTTTTTTCGGTCTGCTAAATATTTAATATCATTTTCAAAGTCTTTGATGCGCTGGCGAGAGTGTTTGTTAGTAACAGAACGACTCCGAGCAACGAACATACAGGAAATACCAGCAGATATACTCGCAACCAGGATAAGTGCTGATGATAAAAGCTCTTCCATACCATAATTGTAAAGAAATTACTTAGTTCTAAGTGTTTTCTCCTTGATTCTACTTGTTTTTACCCCTCTTTACCTAATTTTAGTTGACAAAAACGCCTAACTAACCTAATGATTATTTGAATTTATCCTTAAAGTCTCACTGTAGGTACGTTCCTAGGGGATATGGTATTGGCTTGGGGTGAAAAGAAAGGGGACTGGGAGTATGTGTGATGAAAAATATTAAATATATATTATTTTATACTAGTATGTTATTCCTATGTTATGTTCAACAGTGATTACATTACACCTCCAGAACGAGAAAGAAGGTTAAAAGCTGCACAAAAGGAAACAAAGGTTGCCAAGACCATATCAGTTCCTATTAGCTATTGGGCCTTACTTGACCAAATTAGAAATAAGATAGGAAAGAAAAACGCTAATGAAACTTTACAATATTGTATTAAGCAAATAGCAATTGAAGAAGGTTTAGAATCTTGACAACCAGAAGCGAAAAACTTTATGCTAGATATAATTATTCAGCCAAAAAGCGTATTAAAAAACGTGGAAAAAAATCTAACCAGAAAAAAAATACTTGGG